AGTAGTGCTGTCATCAAGAATTAATTTATAATCAGTGATACCAAACTGTGTCTTCACATTTGCCAAGAAAGGCTCCACCAGTGATTTAAAGCGATTCCATGTGGCTTGCACATTTTGCTCGAAAAGCACTTGAGTAGAAAGGATAGAGATTTGCTTCTTCAAATAGATGACCAATCTTCGAACGTTAATCCTATCCAATGCGCTTTGACGCTCCTGGAGTGTTTTTTGACCAAAGACGACAATTCCAGTAGAGGGGAAAGAAGCAATAGGATTGATTCGAGCCTCATAAAGAGTGTCTCTGTCTTTTGAGGTAAGACGCTCAGTAATGCCGGTAATCGGAATTCCTGCAGCGCCGTCACTCAGACCACCGCGGTTAAAGCCTGCGGGGGCAAACCAAAGGTGCGAGGCCTTCTCGGAAGATGCTAGCACACCCATCATCGCCACACTGGGAGGTAACCACAATAGCCTACCACTCTGCTCGTCGCGAGTCTGCACCCATGGGTAGAAGGTGGCGCCATAGCTCGAATCCAAGTAACGATTGCGAAGGTCATTTGCCGCATTAGTCGGAGTGGTTGCAATTCGGGAAGTCTTGCTAGCATAATAAGCCTCAGCAGGAGGAATATAGACATTTGCAAGGTCGACAAGAGCCATCGCGTCTCCGCGGTCTTCACATAATTCCACCATATCGGCTGTCAAACTATCTAGCGTCAATCCAGGAGCAGCCAACAAGTTCATATCAATCTGTTCAGGATCTGCGACCGTCTCGATAGCGCGCTTCCAAGTATGATAAATATAATCATTCTGCTCTGTTGAAGTTGTTGCCATGCCGGCATTATAAACCGGATCGGGCTTCTTGATATCCCAGCCATCAAATGCGCCCCAGAAAGGTGCAGTAAATTGCTTAATACCAGAATTCAACAAATTAGTATAAGAAGCCGAAGTATAAGAATCTTCGCGCGCTCTGGAGCCTGAAGAGTAGTAGAAAATACTTGGTTCATCGGCTGTCGTGTTAAGCACGATATCATCCATAGAGAAGATATATGCATAGCCACTAACACCATTAAGGGGTGCAGTGCTAATGGGATCATCGCCGATATCAGCATAGAGCATTCTATTTAAGAATCCCATTCCCGCTTGCGCGCGAGTGGAGGTTCTAGAACGCTGCGTTGTCATGCCGAAGCAAGCTCTCGACTGATCAGAAATTCCGTTATCGGATGCCGAAACCCTAATGAGAGCATAGGGAAATTCATACGAAGCTGTCATTTGACCCATATCAAAACGACTCCCAGCGGAGGCTGGATCGGTGGCCACCCCGCCGAGCGTAGAAGCGCTAGCGTTGATTATCCAAAACGGAGGGGTGGTCGTCATCCGGGCTGCGATCGCGCCCGTCAAGTAGTAATTAAGAGTAATTGTGTTCCTGGAGCCCAAACAGACGGCTTTAGCCTTAGAAGCAGTAACCTGCAATAAGTTTCCAGAAACATCACTACAAATAGCAGACATAGTTCTGAAGCGCGGAGGCCCGTAGTAGCCGAAAGGCAAGAGAGTTGCGTCGGCGCCGCCTTCATCAACAAGAGTATCCATCTCCACATATACAAACTTAGACTGATTATCATACTCGCCATAAGTGATTAAGCGCTGATCTGTCTCATTCCATTGGGCATATTTGTTTCCAATCTTGCGCGCAACATAATTGGGCGATGTGGGATCTAAGTTGCACAAATCAAATCTTTCTAATACTTGACGGTTAGTATCAGTGTCGGTAATCTTTCGAATAACAACCGAAAAGCTACCATAATCACTCACCGTGGTCATTGACTGGCGAACGTTCTCAATAGTCACTTTGCAGTGTTTCTGCAACCATTCACCATGACCGCGACCCTTAAGGCGGAAAAGCTTTTGTGCGTTAAATGGTTGATAGCTTGCGGCTGCGCCGAGATCCTGACCAATAAACCAGCCTGCCTTAGCTTCTTTAGAGGGAACCTTCATCTTGCCCGGCGAATTAGCGGATCCGCTCTGAAGAGGGATGATGGCGCCGATTAGTTTTGTAGTAGGGTTAATTAAATCATTAACGCGCAGCCACTGCTCATAAGTTTCTCCAAGCCAATAACTTTTTACTGCGGAGTTGGCATAGAACGGAGAGGCGCTATTATTAACGGTAAGCTGAGGATTGGTGTTAAGCTTCTTGCGAATATAACTCTCATTACTATCGTCAAATCCAAATGTGATTTTCTCACTGATAACGGATCCGTCTGCGGCACTGGAGCCTGTGATCAAAATAGTGAACTGAGAACTCGCATCACTACCAATCAACGCATTCGTAGACGCGGTAATATCCATCATCTTCCCGTAAGAGTAGCCACCAGCTCTTTCGGTTGCGGCGCCACCAATCATCGTGCCGCTAAGTAAAATAGAAGCAGAATTATTAACATAAAATACAGCCGCTAACGATCCAGTTCCTAGAATACAATTCGCAGCAGTCGTCATGAATGCCGACGATGAAGGCCAAACAAACAATCCGTAAGTTCCGCCATTTTTGTCAGGGTCTTTATTGGGCGCGCCCTCGACCTGCCAGCCTGCCTTTCCGGCGTTAGAGCCATCATTATCTGTGCGTTGCTGCCCTAAAAGGCGAATATAAGTAAGAGGAGCAACATTCGAACGTAGGAAAGCTTTGGCTGCATAAGTGCCATACATCGGCGACTGATAGTTTCCGTCGCGGTAAACATCGCCTCCTTGACCACCGGGAACCGTATCCCCGAACATTTGAACAAACTCATCGTATGACTGAACCTTAACCGGTGTCATCGCCAAACCACTACTTGCACGACCGATAACAACCGGTCCAATGGCATCAGCCGATTTGGGAATAAACGAGTTATCAATCTCGTTAATAAACACTCCAGGAGATACAAACTTAAAACTTTTTACTGACATATTGCTTTCCTCTTATAAAAACGTCGCAAATGATAGCGCAATCATTAATTAAATAGTATTTTTAAATTCAAACGGCCCTAAAAGGCACTTCAGGAACTGATAAATCCTGCTGCTTTATTTCATCAATTTGCCAAAAATATTGGGAATTCCGGGAGGTGCCACCTGTTCTTGCGGAAAAGTGACCTCAACAGTGTTCTCATCCACCCTTACAATAGGGCGATCATCGTTCTCGCCCTCGCCGATCAAATAGCCTAATACGTCGATAGTGATATCGGTTGAATACATTCTCATGTCTTCACCAAGATTATCAATATTGTTTGCTTGGGAAAAATCTTGTTGAATGAAAGCTTCATATAAGTGCCCATTACGTTTCATTGTAAATGCATTAATTTGACCTGGGCGCGTAATGAAAGGAGTAACCAGTTCATTCATTTGCTGCTGGTATTCACACTTGAGCGTAATCTTATCGGTGACATTTACATATACCGGAATTGGCACTGAAAGACTCTGGATTACAATTTTCTTGTTAACGCGTCGAGCATACTTTTGCTGCTTAATATCCATGTTATTACGTGTATTGCCTACTACAGCAAAATTTCTGGTCTTATCGGGCACTATTCTTTTTGCCAATACCATTCTTCCGGTTCTTCCATTTTGATCTGGCGAGTAGTAGTTTGCTTGGAATGCGCCGCGCTTCGACGGATCTTTGGATATCGATGTGCGCGAGACACTAATAAGAGGAAGCTTAAGCGCGCCGCCATCATCTCTAAGTGCCTTATCATGTTTAACTTGATAGGATCTTTCTGGCACTTGCCACAACACTGGCACACGCACAAATCCTTCATTAGTGTTAGCGCGTAATCCTAAATCTTCCTTTACCCATGACATCATTGCATAGTCGATTGTCTCAATCGTAGACTCCAGCATCCCTAGTTCTCGTAGCGTGTGAGCAGAAGATCCCGAAGGAAGCATTGCAAAATCAAAATTATCAGGTAGCATCGAACAACCCCTTTCTTGCGCGCCGGCAGCGAGCAGCAATTTCAAAACTGTGATCGACTTGACCAAACAGCTTTTTAGGTTCAGATAGTTTAACTATCTCGTAATAGTATTCTCCGTATAGCACAAAATCTCCTTCTCTCACATACATATTTTGGTCTTCCACCAAACGGCGCCGATGGAAGTGAATATTAATTTCCCATCCTTTATCAAGACCTACGCCTTCCATATATTCCGTTTCAAAGGATGTGAACTCTACAAGCGCATAAACACGAACGGGAGAAAGAAAAGTCTTATCGATTGCTTCGCCATATAATTCATGAAAATTGGTTCGCTCCATATCAATAGGATAATAAAGAATCTGCTGACCAATAACCTTTTCAATTAACTCATCATTTACCTGCTTAACAAGATCGCGCTCTTTCTTGCCAAGAAACAAGGGAGGAGGAGGAGATTTAGGCCTGTTCCATTCATCTGACATTTATTGTTATCCCACAAAAATTGGCAATGGCGTAATCTTCAAAACATTAGTAGATGCATCCGCAAGCTCTTGATCTTGTTTCGCCAGTGCCGGATACTCCATCTCTTTCAGCATTTCAGTTAATTTATCTTTAAGTGCGGTTTGTTCATCTTTTGCTTGACTAAGCAATTCTGAATGATTTAAAGTTACACTCTCGCCTGGAATAGGCATCGTTGTAAACTTGCCACGCACTTGACCCAACATCTCTTTACATACTGCTAATGCATATTTACGAATCCACTGCTTACCGATTGCATTAATATTACTGTAGGGGATATTGTCGAACGGGAGGGTGTTCATATTGTTAATACCGTCAACTCCAGTTTTATATTCGTCGGCATCATTTGACCAAGGATCAAGGTCTACGTAAAACTTAAACCAGATGCGATCAATAGCTCCAAAATCCCAATAGCTGGGGTTGGGGAAAAGTCTCAATTTGCCATTAATGATCTCGTAGGCATAATTGGAAGTGCGTGTAATGAGCGAATCTTCATACATGATTGCTTGCATTTTATTCTGCCATGTGGGAATAATCTCAAACGTAGAATCATCAGCAAATTGCCCATAAGTGGAGTAATTTCCAACCACACCAATGCCTCCATAGTAGCCATAAAAGCGCCACATAGAGCGAGGAGACCTAAAGAAAACTTTGGTAATAAGAATACGCTTTTCTCCTACTTTTCCAGCATAAGGCACCACATTGCCTGCATCATCTGTGCCAGAAGTAGATGCATCCATAACAATCTTTTGCAGATCATAATCTTGCTGATCCTGCACGGGCTGAAAAGATCCAGAATACTGAGGCACTGTTCCACCAAAGCCGCCGGCTGCTGCTGCACCATCACCCACGCGGCGGGCATAACCAAGCTGAAAGCGTGGAAATTTTAAATTAACGTTGGAGCCGCTTAGCGTATCGCCTCCTTTAAATTGACCATTATGATCAAATGTGCCTGTTGTCTCTCCCAGATAACTCGAAAGAGCATTCTTGCCTTGATGCAGGTTTATGATATATGAATATTCTAATACTGCCTCTTCATAGGCAGCATATACATTGTCGGCAGTAAGCTCAATATCAACAACATCGCCGCCCAACTTTTTATAAACGTAACTAACTTGATCGGCGGCGCCGCTGAGAAAATCAATCGAGCCAGTATACATACCAAATACAACGCCCGAAGTCACAGCAGCGGGATCGCCGCTGGATGGGAGCACAATAGCGCTAACTTCGGATTTCGGATTAAGATTCGTGGGCATAAAAAAGTCTCCTCTGTGTAATTAGTTTCTTACACGCAAAAGCTCCACGCAACGTGAAGGGTTCTGCTAAAGAGTGGGCTATTTTACGTAGTTGTCGAAGTAGTCTTCTTTTTTGTGGTTCTCTTCGTTGTTTTTCGCGTTGTCGAAGTAGCTTTCTTACGCGGTGTTGTGGTCTTTTTCCGAGAAGTGGTGGTTTTTGCTGTTTTGGTGGTTGCGGCAACCTTTGGGGTCGTAACAGTAGGCGTCTCCGGTGTCTTTGCCGTTAAAG